ATTATTTTTTGTATATTATATGTATATATTTATAAATTCATAAGAGATGAACTCAACAACATTAACAATAATATTATTTGTAGCAGGATCAGTGATAGGTCTAATAAGCTTTTTCTTAAAATCTTCTTACAATAATATTACTACAGGTCTGGAGGAAGTTAAGAATGACTTTCATTCACATAGAGAAGATCATGGTAGATTAAAAGGTAAATTAGAATTGCTTGAACAAGAGCATAGACTGAAGTACCAATTAATTCAAGAGGTCACTCAACAAGAAATTAAAAACATGGCTAGTAAAATAGGAGAACTATCTGATACAGTTGGAGAACTTGTTAAGTATCAAATAAAAGAAAAAAAATGAATTCAACACTTTTAAAAACTGGAGATATTTTACATTGTAGTGGAAAAAGATTAATAAGCAAATTAATCAAAAAAGCTACAAAGTCAACTTTCTCTCATAGTGCACTATTCATTGAGATATGGGGACAACCATATGTTATTGATGCACAAAAGGATGGAGTTAATTTAAGACCTTGGAAAGACTGGTTAGACATGTATAATTATGATATAACTGTACATAGATCATCTGACTTAGTTGTAGAAAAAACATTTGCACAACGTGCACTTACTAAAGTAGGTCATACAGCATATGATTTTGAAGGGTTATTATTTAGACAACCTGTTGAGTTAGTAACAGGAGAATGGATGGAAAAAGGAGACACAACACAAAGAATGTATTGTTCAGAATATGTAGGCTGGGTATACGGAATAGAAAAAGCATACAGATTCTCACCACAAGATTTATATGACTGGTGTAAGAGCAATTACTTCTATGAGGTTGTGATTTAATCATTAAATTAAAGATTATGAATTTAAGTGAACACGTAACATTAAAAGAGTTTTGTGATTCTAATACAGCAACAGCTAAAGGGATAAACAATCTTATTACTGATTCTGTACATTTAGAGAATGCTAAGAAATTAGCATTAAATGTATTTGAACCAATTAGAGCTCATGTAGGAAAACCAATTAAGATTAATTCTGGATATAGAAGTAAAGCTTTAAACAAAGCAATACCTGGTTCATCATCTACATCTCAACATTGTTTTGGTGAAGCTATGGATTTAGATTTGCATGATAGAGACTTATTTGAATGGATTATAGATAACATTACTTTTGACCAAATGATATTTGAAGGTGGTACAGAAGATAAAGCTAACTGGTTCCATATATCTTACAGAGAAGGTAGAAACAGAAAACAAGTACTAAGAATGGTTAAAAAAGGTGGTAAGTCAACTTATTTACCATATATCAGAAAAGCAAAATAGTTATTATGAAGTACAGAAACTCTTGGAAAACAAAAAACAAACAGTGGGATAAAGTATGTATCAGAACAAGAATAGGTGCTATTGATTTACTCACTATTGAGATAGACGTTGATAGATCTTTTTATATGTTTAGCTTATTTAACTTTACAATTAAGAATAGATAATATCCATATATTTTTACTAAGACTCAGGTGATTACTCATCTGAGTTTTTTTTGTTTAAATAATTAAAGTTTAAACTTATTATGTATATTTGTATAAACATTAAAAGTATATAAAATGGAAAATGTAAACCAACATGAGCAAGAAGTAGAGTTAACAGCAGAAGAGTTAGCTGAGAAAAAAGAGCAGATGCTTAAATTCTACACAGAGTCATTACCTTATTTAAAGGCACAAGCAGAGTATGAAAAAACATTAGCTGAGATTGATGAGGCTAGATTCAAAAGAACTACTATCCAGTATCAATATGCAATGATGAATCAACAAGCAGAACAAGAAATGGGTTCAGATGGTGATATTGATAAAACACCAAACATTCCTGAACAAGGTAGAAAACTTAAAACAAACTAGACTATTATGGCATTAGTAAATCAAGTACAGAAACGTGCTGTGATGCCTAAATGGGAAATTGTAAAGTTTCAGATTTTATCTCATTGCTATATTAACCGTATAGCAGTGAGTGAATCTGACTTAAACTGTTTAACATTATTGAGTATGACAGGACCAATAGAGTTAACTCATTTTTGTTATGATGCATCCTCAGATGAGCAAATGATTTTTAAATCTCCACAAACAGTTAGAAATGCTATTAATAAAGCAATGAAAAATATGTTAGTGATAAAAGATGATTCTGATAAAAAAATCATTAAATTAAATCCTAATTTAAAAGTACAGACAGAGGGTGATATTTTACTTGACTATAAATTTTTAGGCAGATGATTCCAAAAAAACCTAATGAGTTATATAAACAAGTAGCGGAAGATTTAAACATATCTGAATCACTAGTTGATGCATTTATGACTTTCTACTACAAAGAGATCAGAAAAAATTTATCTGAGTTGAATCATACACAGATAAATCTTGATGGTCTTGGTGTGATGGCGGTAAAACCAAAAACTATAGATGCTTTAATTAACAAGTATAGTAACATGGTAAAAACAACTGATACAAACACTATTAGTAAATACAGTTATAAAAAGAAACTAGAAGACAAAATTGAGTTGTTAAATCAAGTTAAAGATAAACTTGGTGTACAGAAAGAGTTAAAGGAAAAATTTTTAAAGGATAAAAAGGATGAGCAGAGCAACAGAGATTTGGAAAAATAGAAAGCAGATTATGGAGGGTATAAAAAACTCTGTTATAAGAGATGCTTTTGTTGAAAAGGTAGCAGAAGAAAGATTAAAGGTTTGTAATAACTGTATAAGAAAAGATAATGAAGGTAAATCATGTGTAATGCCTGGTACACAACCATGTTGTAATTTATGTGGTTGTTCATTATCATTTAAGACAAGATCACTATCTTCTGATTGTCCAGACTTAAGATGGACAGCACTTATCACAGAAGAGGATGAAGATAAACTTGATACATTATAATTATGACTAATATAACAGGTATACCAGAAAGACAGATACATATTTATACTGGTATTAAAGGTATGGATATGATTAGTCATGCATTTGCTGTAAATAATAGTGTTGATTATGCAAAGTTTTTAAAAGATAAAAACAAGATAACAGAAGAAGAATTAAATAACATAACTAATATGCTTATGTCAAATGATAGGGATAACTTTGAAGTAGCATTATTAGCACTTGAACAATTAGGAAAATGAGTATAGTATTTAAAGCAGATGATCATAGTTACACTAGTATTGAGGGAGAAGAGCAAATTAAGTGGACTAGTGTAACAAGCCTGATATCAAAACTTAAGAAACATTTTGATAAAGAAGCAGTAGCTAAAAGAGTTTCTAAAAATAAAAAGTCTAAATGGTATGGTATTAAACCAGAAGATATCATTAAGATATGGGATGAAGAAGCATTAAGAGCTACTACATTAGGTACATATTATCATAATCAAAGAGAGGCTGATCTATGCAGTCTATCTTCATTGGAAGTAGATGGTGTTATTATTCCTATTGTACCTCCTGTACCTGAAGTAAATAATTTAAAGTATGCACCATCACAGAAATTAGAACCAGGAGTATATCCTGAGCATATGGTGTTTTTAAAATCTGCAGGTATTTGTGGTCAGTCAGATTTAGTTGAAGTAGTTAATGATAAAATTAATATCATAGATTATAAGACTAATAAAGAAATCAAAACTGAGTCATATAAAGACTGGGATGGTATTAGTGATAAATTACAAGATCCAGTATCACATTTGGATGATTGTAATTTTAATCATTATGCATTACAGTTAAGTATTTATATGTATATTATGCTCAAACATAATCCAAGATTAAAACCGGGTAAAATGTTTATACACCATGTATTATTTGAATTAGATGGTGAAGATGAATATGGGTACCCAATTACTAAGTATGATGATCAAGGTGATCCTGTAATCAAACAGGTAATACCTATGGAGATACCATATTTAAAAGAAGAAGTGATAGCAATACTAAAAACCTTATAAAATGTATACTAAACTATTTGACATACAGAATGGAACAGTAGTACCAACAGAACACTGTTATACATTACGCACACTTAAAAACATAATGGAAAAGTATCCGGATAACTATCTTAAGATATATCAGTACTTATTCTATATGACGTGCCCTAATCCAGATTCTAATCCATTCTTTCATACTCCTGAGATAGATAAAGAAGAAATTATTATAGAGGAGATAGAAGCAGATTTTTCTACAGAAGATGAAGCAATCAGGAATGCACTGAGATTCTGTGAAGATATGTATAGTACTGCAACATCTAGAGCATATAAAGGTATGGCTTCAATGTTAGATAGATTAGCTAGATACATGGAAACTACAAGTATTACTGCAGGTAGAGATGGAAATATAAACTCATTAATTGCTGCTGCTAAAAACTTTGACCAGATTAGAGCATCATTCAAAGGTGTATATAAAGACTTACAGGATGAACAATCAAGTAAAGTACGTGGTGGAATTGGTATGGCTTATGATCAATAATAAGTAACATGGAAAATATATATACAGATATACCTACTTGGGATAATGGTACTTGGACTACTACATCTTTTGAATCCAGAAAAGATTTTGGTGACTTTGTATTATCTATATTTAAAGAACCAGGTCAATATGAGTTTGATGAGGTAAGTAATAAATTATTCAATTCTGAGTCTACTAGATTCAATAAAGAAAAAGTATATTGTATTGCTCCATTCAAATCTAAAGACTTTATTAACTACTGGGATGATCAGAAAGCTAAGTGTAGATTAGGACTACTTATTAAAAGTGGTAATAAGACTTGGTATCTTACTAGAGATTATTATATGTGGTTAAACTTCTTACCTATCTTTGATAAGGAGGAGCAGAACTTTGGATTTGCTAAAATCAGGGATGCACAGTATCACATGGCGTTATATGAAATACTAGCAGAGATAAACTACATGCACGTAGCTATTCTTAAAAAACGTCAGATAGCATCATCATACTTTCATGCAGGTAAGCTTATTAATCAGTTATGGTTTGAGGCCGGTGTTACTCTTAAGATGGGTGCATCACTTAAAGATTACATTAATGAGAAAGGTACATGGAAATTCTTATCAGAGTATGCAGCATTCTTGAATGAACATACAGCATGGTATAGACCAATGTCTCCAGATAAGGTGATGATGTGGCAACAAAAGATTGAGGTCAGAAAAGGAGACAGAAAAACTGAAGCAGGTTTAAAAGGTACAATGCAAGGTATGTCTTTTGAGAAAGATCCAACAAATGGTGTAGGGGGTCCGGTAAAATACTTCTTTCATGAGGAGGCAGGAATTGCTCCAAAGATGGATACAACATTTGGTTATATCAAACCAGCACTTAAATCAGGTATGATTACTACCGGATTATTTATTGCAGCAGGATCAGTAGGGGATTTGGATCAATGTGAGCCCTTAAAGAAAATGATTCTGGATCCAGTAAGTAATGATATATATCCAGTTGAAACAAATCTTATTGATAAAGATGGTACAATTGGTAAGTCAGGTTTATTTATACCTGAACAATGGTCAATGCCACCATACATAGATGACTACGGTAATAGTCTTGTAGAAGAAGCATTAGTAGCTCTTGATGAATTCTTTGCTGAAATCAAGAAAAATAAAGAAGCAAAAGATTATCAACTTGAGGTATCTCAGCATCCAAGAAACATAGAAGAAGCATTTGCATTTAGAAAAGCATCTAAGTTTCCACCACATCTTGTTAATGCTCAGATAAAAAGGATAGAGGATAAAGATTACTCATCAGAGTATTTAGATATATCTAGAGATGAAACAGGGAAGGTAGTAGTTAAGTCAACTAATAAGTTACCTATTGCTGAATTTCCTATATCTAAGAAGACAGAAGATAAAACTGGTACATTAGTAGTATGGGAAAGGCCAGTACCAGATCCTACATTTGGTATGTACTATGCATCTATTGACCCCGTGGCAGAAGGTAAAACAACTACATCTGAATCACTATGTTCTATATATGTAATGAAAGCACCTATTGAGGTTACTAAAGTAACTAACGGTGAAGCAGAAACATATTTAGAAAGAGATAAGATTGTAGCTGCATGGTGTGGTAGATTTGATGATATCAATAAAACACATGAGAGATTAGAGTTAATCATTGAATGGTATAATGCATGGACAATAGTTGAGAATAACATATCTCAATTTATTAACCATATGATTAATAGAAAGAAACAGAGATATCTTGTACCTAGAAATCAGATAGTATTCTTAAAAGATGTAGGTGCTAATGCTAACGTATTCCAGGAATATGGATGGAGAAACACGGGCACATTATTTAAGAATCACATGTTAAGTTATACTATTGAGTATCTTACTGAAGAAATAGATCACATACAAAAAGATGATGGTACTACAGTTAAGATACATTATGGTGTAGAAAGAATACCAGACATCATGTTACTAAAAGAAATGCAAGCTTATCAGGACGGGCTCAACGTGGATAGACTTGTATCATTTGCTGCACTTGTATCTTTTGTTAAAATACAACAGGCAAATATAGGTTATACTAAGAGAGTTGTCATGGACGATGCAAGTAAAAAGTTGCAAAAGTCTGAAAATTTGTATAAATTAAAGAGTAGTCCTTTTAGACATATGGGTAGAAGTGGATTAGGTGAGAATCAAAAGTTTAACAGATCACCATTTAAAAATTTAAAATAAAAAGACATGCAAGTATATAATGCTTTACAATTAAAAAAAGGTGCTAAAACTGAACACAATAGGTTAGGTAGTATTACTCAACCTTTACAGTTTATTCCTAAAAAAGAAAAGGATGACAAGTGGGCAGCATGGAATCTAGATTGGCTAGAGTGGAATGGTCTTAAACAGATTAAAAGAAATGCACGCAGATTAATGAAAAATTACAAACTTGCTAAAGGTGTAATTGACAAATCTGATTATATAATTGAAGAAGATAATGATTATAGAGATATAATTGAGACTCTTACTAAAGAGGATGCATCAGCTCTTGAATTAAAATTTTATCCAATCATACCTAATGTTATTAATGTTCTTGTAGCTGAGTTTGCTAAAAGGTCAAGTAAGTTATCTTACCGTGCAGTAGATGAGGGATCATATAATGAGATGATGGAGCAAAAAAGACAAATGGTTGAGGACGTATTAATGCAAGATGCTCAAATGAAAATTATTGCAGCATTAATACAACAAGGACTTGATCCAGAATCTGAAGAGGCACAACAACAATTAAATCCTGAAAAACTTAAAACACTACCTGAGATTGAAGCATTCTTTAAAAAAGATTACAGATCTATGGTAGAACAATGGGCTACTCATCAACATGAAGTAGATGTTGAAAGATTTAGAATGGATGAGTTAGAGGAGAGAGGTTTCCGTGATATGCTTATTACAGATAGAGAGTTCTGGCACATGCGTATGATGGAAGATGATTATGATGTTGAATTATGGAATCCAGTATTAACATTCTATCATAAGTCTCCTGATGCAAGATATATATCACAATCTAACTGGGTTGGTAAAACAGACATGCTTACTGTAGCTGATGTTATTGATAAGTATGGATACTTAATGAATGAGGATCAGATGGCATCATTAGAAGCTATCTATCCAATTAGATCTGCGGGATATAATATTGGTGGTACTCAAAATGATGGGTCTTTTTATGATGCTACTAAATCTCATGAATGGAACGTTAATATGCCATCATTAGGATTCAGACAATATTCTACTGCAGCTGCTAATAGTATATTCAACGGAGGAGACATAGTTAACTACATACTTAGAGAAGGTGAAGATTACTATGATCAAGGTACAGCATATTTATTAAGAGTAACTACAGCATATTGGAAGTCCCAAAGAAAAGTAGGACACTTAACTAAGATTACTGATGCAGGTGAAGTTATTACTGAAATTGTAACAGAAGACTACAAAGTAACTGATAATCCAATATATGATACTAGATTATTTAAGAATAAGACTAAAGATAATTTAGTATACGGTGAGCACATTGACTGGATCTGGATTAATGAAGTATGGGGTGGTGTAAAAATTGGACCTAATATTCCATCATTCTGGGGTATGAATAACCCTGGAGGTTTTACACCTTTATATATTGGTATTGACAAACAAAACATAGGCCCATTAAGATTCCAATTTAAAGGAGACAATTCTATATATGGTTGTAAGTTACCTGTGGAAGGAGCAGTATTCTCAGATAGAAATACTAAGTCTACCGCACTAATAGATTTAATGAAACCATTCCAGATTGGATACAACATTGTTAATAATCAGATAGCTGATATCCTAGTAGATGAATTAGGTACAGTAATCTTATTAGATCAAAATGCATTACCAAGACACTCAATGGGTGAAGACTGGGGTAAGAACAACTTAGCTAAAGCTTATGTTGCTATGAAAAACTTCCAGATGTTACCATTGGATACATCTATTACTAATACTGAGAATGCATTAAACTTTCAGCATTTCCAAAAACTAGACCTAGAACAAACATCAAGGTTAATGTCAAGGATACAATTAGCTGGATACTTTAAACAACAAGCATATGAGGTAATTGGTATTAATCCACAAAGAATGGGTCAACAACTTTCTCAACAAACTGCAACAGGAGTTGAGCAAGCAGTAGGTGCTTCTTATGCACAAACTGAAATGTACTTTATTCAACACTCAGATTACTTGATGCCTAGAGTACATCAGATGAGAACAGACTTAGCACAGTTCTATCATTCTACAAAACCTTCTGCTAGATTAACATATGTTACTGGTGCTGATGAAAAAGTTAACTTCCAGATTAATGGTACAGATTTGTTAATGAGAGATCTTAACATATTTACTACTACTAAAGCTAACTATAGAGCTGTATTAGAACAGTTAAAAAACATGGCATTAAATAATAATACTACAGGAGCTTCTATATATGACTTAGGTAAATTAGTACAATCTGAAAGTATTGCTGAGTTGAATTCTGTATTAAAAGATTCTGAAGCTAAAATTAAAGCACAGAAAGATGCTGAAATGCAACATCAACAAGAAATGCAAGAAAAAGAAATACAAGCTAGAGCACAAGAAGAGAAACTTAAAGCTGATAGTGCAATGATTGAAGCTGAGAAAAATAGACAAAGAGATATACTTGTTGCTGAAATTAGAGCTGCTGGATTTGGTGCTACTCAAGATATTAATCAAAATCAAATGTCTGACTATACTGATGCATTAAGAGATATACAAAAATCAGATCAGTTCATGGATCAAATGAGTCTTGAGAGACAGAAAGAGTCTAACCGTATGTCAGCTAATAATCAAAAGGCAGAATTAGAAAGAGAAAAGCTACAAGTACAACAATCTATAGCAGATAAACAACTACAAATTGCTAGAGAAAATAAGAATAAATATGATTCTAAAAATAAATCAGATAAGAAGAAATAACATTTAGCTATATAGTGCAAAAAATCAAAATTATAAAATAGTGTATTTTAAATTTTAGAAGTTTATTTGTAAAAAAATAATTATATTATTAATAGTAACATAAAGACCAACATATAAACGTGATGTTACCAGAAGAGGAGGAAGAGAAAAAAACTCTTTTTACTAAAGAGACAGAAACTGATTATGAGTTCCTTGACAATAAAACTGGTGTAACAAGTAAACCAGTAACAGATGAGCAAGCAGTTACTAAAGCAGAAGTTGAAGAGACAATTGCTGAATTAGATAACTTAATCTCTCAAGAAGAGGATGCTGGTAATAAAGGAAGACCAAAAGTAGATAAGTCTGGACTTTATGAGTTAGCATCTAAAATGATTGAAGAGGGTACACTATTTGGATTTGATGATGATAAACCATTAGAAGAGTACACTACTAAAGATTTTAGAGAGTTATTTGAAGCTAACTTTCAGGAGAAAGAGAGAAAGATTAAAGAAGATGTACCAAAAGAATTCTTTAATGCTTTACCAGATGAGTTAAAAACTGCAGCTAAATATGTAGCTGATGGAGGTCAAGACTTAAAAGGATTATTTAGAACACTTGCACAAGTAGAAGAAGTGTTTGAATTAGATCCAGAAGATGAGAGTCATCAAGCAGAAATTGCAAGACAATACTTATGGGCTACTAACTTTGGTACACCAGAAGAGATTGAAGCAGAGATTGAGGATTGGGCAGACATGGATAAATTGGAGCAGAAAGCTAAACAATTTAAACCAAAGTTGGATAGAATGCAAGAAGAAATTGTATCTAGAAAACTAGCAGAACAAGAAACTAAAAAAGAACAACAGATTCAAGCTGCTAAACAATACACGGATAATGTGTATAATGTTTTATCAACAGGAGAACTTGACGGTATCAAGCTTGATAAAAAAGTACAGAACATGTTGTATAGTGGATTAGTTCAACCATCATACCCATCTATCTCAGGTAAACCTACAAATATGTTAGGACACTTATTAGAGAAGTATCAGTTTGTAGAACCAAGACATGACCTAATTGCTGAAGCATTATGGTTACTAGCAGATCCAGAAGGGTATAAATCAAAAATCAAAGATCAAGGTACTAAAGCTGCAACTGAAAAAACAGTAAGAATGCTGAAGACTGAAGAAGCTAAAAAGATTTCTTCATCTGTTTCTCAAGAAGAAAAACCATCTTCAAGAAAACCAGCAAGTAACACAATCTCCAGAAACTCTGGAAGCAACATGTTTAAAAGATTTTAATAAACAATATAAACAAATAAACAAATACAAATGGCAACTCCAGTATTAAATAATGGTATATTCCTGCGTGATACGGCTTACAACGCTAGTTCACATGTGGATTCATACCATTTACAAAACATGCTAAAAGATGCAGAACCAATGGATTTAGGTCCAGTAGACTTATGGGCTATGGCTCAAAAAGTTGAAATGCCTTTATACCAGTTATCTTCTTTTGGTGGAAAAAATGTTATCAATGTAGATAACGCAAGAGGTGAGTACAAATGGCAAACTCCGGTATCAATTGATTTACCTTACATTGTTGAGGATATTGAACCAGGAAACACTGCTAAAGGTATTGAGGGAACTACATTCAAAATCAAGTTGAATAAACGTGAGTTTGGACATGGTGATATCATTACTTATGACAAGTACAACGGTGTTGAGATGTACATTACTGCTGATGATATCTTACCTATTGGTGATGGTTTCATCTATACAGTACAGTTAGTTAACAATGATAACTACAAGTACATTGATAATGCTTACTTGGCAAATGGTACTAAAGTATTCCGTAAAGGTTCTGCTAGAGGTGAGTATGGTGAGAGATTCTCTGACATCCAAACTAACACAGGATTCCGTGAGTACTACAACTTTGTTGGTGGTGCTGAAGCACACGTTCATTACTCTATCTCTTCTAGAGCAGATTTAATGATCAAAGGTGGTATGAATGCAGATGGTACAGTTCCTGTAACTGAGATCTGGAGATCACACTTGAAAGGATTAGATCCATCAATCACATCATTAGATGATATGGTTAAAGTTATGGGTAAAGATTCAGTTAAAAAAGCATTTGATAATGGTGATTTATCAAGAACTTTCTTGACTAACTTAGAAGCTGCACACTTAACTAAAATTGCATCTGATATTGAGACTTACTTAATGTGGGGTCATGGTGGTAGAGTACGTCAAGACGGACCAGATGATGTAAGATTATCTGTAGGTTTATGGAAACAGTTAGATAACTCTTTCAAACGTATCTACAACAAAAACAACTTCAACTTAGATTTATTCAGAGGAGAGTTATACAACTTCTTCAATGGTAAGGTTGAGTTCCAAGGACCAGATCCAAAACGTCAACTTGTTGTACAAACAGGTATGGGTGGTATGAGAATGGTTAATGAGGCTATCAAACAAGAAGCTATCTCTTCAGGTTTATTAATCCAAGCTGCTGATATCGGTGCAATCACTGGTAAAGGTATGGACTTAAACTTTGGATTTGCTTATACATCTTACGTTATTCCATTCTTGGCTAATGTTAAGTTTGTATTGAATCCTGCATTTGACAATGTTCATACA